GTTTCTCCGTTTCTTTGCCTCTGTAACTACTCAAACATACCGCTGTTCGTTGACCTTTGTCATATTCACTTTGCATTCGTGGGTCTTTCATACATCTACCCATAAATTCTTCTTCAGTTTCAGAGCCATTTGGTTTTGGTATTGGCATATTAAATTTTTAACAGAATTTCTATCAAATGGCAACATATACTGAGTTTTTTTTATTTTTATACTTTTTGTCTTGACATAATGTTCTGTTCGTATATATTAACAATGCACATCAATTTTTTTTATTTAGTTGATGAGCTTTTTTGTTATGAGACAATAAAGAGAGGGTTTCCTTGTACTTATGTTATCGCTTAAAACCCTCTCTTTATACTACTTCATCTAAATCATTTACATACAATAAAACACACCTACAATTAATGACATTTTCTGCACCACCTTTTGGATCACCGGGATATGACATTGCTTTTCCATTGACAATAAAATCTTCATCAATTGGCAACTCTGTTCCATTTATAGCTATATGACCATTTCTTGTTCGTGCATCTTGTGTTGCAACCCATCTCTTTCTTTGATTTGGTAGGTTCATTGATTGTGCTACTCTGTGATTTGCAAATGATGCCGCACTATGAGTTTCAGTTCTTGCGATTGTTGCACTTCTTACTTTTGAAAATCTATTTCTTTTTTCTCTAATTAAATTAGCAATTGCAAAAACACCTAGTCCTTCATTTAAACCATCTGTTGTGATTTTTCTGACATATCTTCTTGTTACTTCATTGATACCTACTATTTTTTGACCAAGATTATTTTTTGCATACTCTTGATAAATAGCTTCAAATTGTTCTGTTTGTTTTTGTAATTCTGTTAGCATTCTTAGACCAAATGCTTCAATTACGACTCTATAATGTTTGTCTAGTATTTCAAAAAGAATTGGTCTTTGTCTTTGAAAAACAATATCTGTATTTCCTAATGATTCATATTCTTTTGCATAATCATTCAGAAAATTTATAAAATAATTTGAAAGTTGTTTTCTTAACTTTCTTTCGTAATTATTTCTCAATCTGTTTTGTTCAATAAATTCTTTTCGTAAGCTTAATCTTCTTCTTGATGATGTATGTAATCTTTTTATTTGACTTTGTGTCTTTTCCATTTTAAATATTCAGCACCTTCTTCTAAATTAGAAAAGCATATCATTAAATCAGTTTTATTGGTAGCTTGTGGATTAATTATTGTACAAATCGCGTGTCCATATCGCTGTTCTTCAAACCCAAACCTTAACGCGTGTTCATCATAAAACTTATATCCTCTTGCTCTTGCTAACCAACAACAAATATCATTTTCAGGTAATTCAATTTGTTGTAATGCCCAATTGTGTTTATGACCAGCAATGTAAAGATGGGCTGATGATAAAAACTTTGCCGCTTTCATTTGTCCGTGAAGATTATTCCACATTGAGTGTCCAGGAAAATCGTGTGATGCAATTATCTTTACTTTCTTACCATTAGGAAATTCTAATTGTAATCGTGATTGCCATTTTTCATAGATTTGATGTGGCCTTTTCATCCATTGTACAGGGTCAGAGTTTCCACTCCACATATCGTGATTACCAGCAATTAGGATCAATGGATCCATTTCTTTGATTAACCATTCTACTAGTCGCCAAGAATCAGCTTTTGTAACAGTATGATTCTCATATAATCGTGCTAATCTTCCCACCCAATTATTTGTTTGATCACCTAAAGAAGCACCATATAATCCTCTTGTGTTTTTAATTATATTTAAATCTCTTCTTAATGTAACCCAATCACAATATGGGTCATCAATATGTGGATCACCTAACCAAGCAATACCTATGGGTTTATCTGTGTTAACGTGGATGGGTCTCCATTTTTTTTCATCTTCGTGTAATTTTGTTCGTTTAAAATTTTCAGTTAGTCTATTAATTAATTCATCAATAGGTTCATCAGGGTCGTGTTGTAGATTTGGAACTACGATTTCTTTTAGTTCTTGTTTAATGAGTTGATATGGTTTTTGTATTTCTTTTTTTTCGTCTGATGGTTTTATGTCATTATCTTTTCTGTACTTCCACAAACGAGCACATAATGTAGGTCTTTTAATATCTAGTTCTTCGCAAGTTTTTTTATAATCTTTGTTGTTATTTAAAAAAGTATTATATGTGTCAACATACACTTGATAGTTTGTTGGTCTAACCATTTTTTCCCCTTTTGTTTAATCATCTTTACCCCTTGCCTTATACAATGGATGATCTTTTGGTAGCAAATCTCTGTCAAATTGTCCACTTCTAAATCTTCCAGTTCTTACAGCATATAAAAAGGCATTTACTCGTGCAATTGCCCATTGATCAGGTCCAGTAACATTTCTTCTAACAGATTCAGGGTTTGTCCTGTATGCTCCTACACCTCTTCTAAAAACAGCACTTAACATTCTTAATGTTACTCTTTTTCCTTTCTTGTGTCCGTGCTTGTCATTATGTTCTTTTACTTTTCCTTCTAATGTTTTTTTTGCCTTGCCTGATACTTCTGCTTTTTCTTCACAATCTTGGCAACAAGCTTTTTCTACTTCTTTTTTTATTTGATCTCTTTTTTTTGCAGACCAAGTTTGCCCAGCATCACCACCCCATAATGCCCAAGCAATTCTTCCTGCACTTGGATATCCTTTTTCTCCTGCTCTAAATCCTTCTGCTTGTTTGTCAACTTCGTGTCGTGCAAAGAAACTATACATTCTCAATACAGTTCTTGGTGATAGATTTTCTTTTCTTACAAGTTGATTGGCTCTTGCAACTCCAACAGCAGTACCACCTCGTTTAAATTCTTTTCTCCATTCTAAACCTTTTCGTGCTTCTTCAGCCATACCTGATGTTGGTGTAAGATCAATATCTTCTAATGACTTATCTTGTCCAGTAACTCTCATATAGATAGAATGACTACTGCAAGGCATATAAACATTACCATCAGGTGTTCTCAATGTGTGAGTGCCATCACATCCTAATTCTTCTGCTCTTTCTCTTGCTTCTCCCACAGAATCAAAAACATCTTCACCCTCTCCCATTCTTGGGTCTTGTTGCACTAAATATTCAGGGTCAGCAGTATGATACTTTAATTCTTCTCCAGTTATTCTCTCATAATCACTATGTGATGCACAAGGCATAAATACAGTTCCATTATCTGTGTCGTGTGAATGTGTTCCACTACATCCTATTTCTTCTGCACGTTGTTCTGCTTCTTCTTCTGTTGTAAATACATCTTTTCTTACTTCTCTTTTTGAAAGATAATCTTCTTCAAAATCTTTTTCTGAATCATCTTCTAGATTAGATTCTTCAGGCTCACCTAATGGAAATAGATTTGCACTTATATAAACTTCATCTCCACCAGTAATGGGTTCAAGTCCTAATCTATCTCGTGCTTCATTTCTTGATATAATTCCTTCTCTTACAGCAACAGTTACATTTTCATAAATTCTTCTTCTTCTTTCTGCCATTGCAGGAATAGAATCAATATCATATTGAATTCGCAATCTCTCACCATAATATGGAGCAAGGTATTCATTTAAATCAGACTCTACTCTTCGTATTAATGGAATGATTGTTTCTTCATATAAAGCAAGTCTAGCTTCTTGTACATTTGAATAAGTTTGTGCATCAGGAATGCCTACTAGTTGACTAGGTACTCCAAAACACATTGCAATATCTCTTGCACTCATATTTTTTAATTGTAGAAAATCCATATCTTTTGGAGATAGACCCATTTCTTTCCAATCAAAATCTCCTTCTAATAACATTGCTCTGCCACTATTATTTGTACCTTGAAATCTTAACTCTAAATCAGAAATTAATTGTTGTCTTTGTGATTCAGTTAATTGAACATTCATTCCTGCTTCATCCCTTGGTCTAAATACAATTGCACCACTAGGTCTTGCTCCATTCATTAAAAGATTTACATTGTGTTTTGCAGAGTAATTGTGCTGATCTATATCAACACTTGCGGCTCTAATAGGAGATAGACCATAATAATCATCAGTAGGATTCCATAATTTAAAATGTTTGATTTCACTTGCACCAGTTTCTGAATCTACTGGATATGATGCAACAACTTGTCCACTCAATTCATATTGATAGCTTTTTGGAATTGTTGTATTACTTGGTTCTATTTTTATTCTGTCTGGTCGTAATAAATGCAATTCTTTTGGTGGCTGATTATCTGCTCCTGTTCTCAGTACATAACTATTACCACTTAATAATAAATAGGCATAGAGCGATTGAAAAAATTCGTTTCCTGCTTGTAAAGGATTTGGTCTTTCTAGTAAATTTATTAATGGATGATTATCTAACTTTGTTTCCTCATCAAATACATCAAACTTTACACTTGATGCACCATTGGCAATCTCATTTACACATTTATAAACAACTGCATTTTCTTGATAACCTTCTTCTGCATATTGTATAAATGAATCTCTTTTTGGTGTTGAGTAACCTACGTTGTTATAAACTGTTACTGGTGCTTGTTTTGTTTTGATGTTTCTTGTAAATATTTTTTTTAAATCGTCTAGTATACTCATTTAACTTATTCTCCATAATGGCTTCCCACTAGAAACACTTAGTTGTGTTAATGCCCAAACTAGAGCATCCAATCTATCAGGACTTTTGCTTCTTGTATCTCCAGTATATGAACACATCTGATCTTCTAATTCATTGAAAGAACCACAATGAAAAACTTTTTCCTGCTCATACAATGCTGATACTGGCTCTGCCCTTATCATTTTACCTCTTGTTGCGTGTACTGTTTTAATAACAACATTTCTATCAACACTTCGCAACAACCTTTCAACAAGATCGCCACCATTATTAATTTCGGCAACAATCATATTGGCATTATAGCGATAAAAGAGTTCAACTGCAATACGTCCCCAAGAATCAGGAGAATATTTCCCACTTTTATCTTCCAGTATGTAGTAATACCCATTTTCACCCAAACTTGCAACAATAATTCCAGTTTCATCAGAATTAGCATTGCTTGTTACAGCAGGATCAATACCAATTACAATTTTACTCATCTCAGGTAATTCTTCTTTGTGGACTCTATTCTTATCTATCATTGAATGATTCCATAATGCACCTTCAACATCATCTAATATTTCAGCATACAGTTCTTGTCTACCTAAACGTGTGCCTTCATATCGTTCTCTAAACTGTTCTAATGCACTTGGAGCAAGATTGTCTACATTTTCGTATGTTGACCCCTGAGTAACGTAAACATCTTCTGTACGTCTTTTAAAAAGAGATTTAATTAACTGTGTTGGTCTAGGTGTTGTGGTAATAACAACTTGTGGTTTCTTACCTAATCTCATACCAAACATCAATTGGTCATAAGCTTCAGGATATCTCCAAGCGGCTAACTCATCACACCAAGCTCGGTGATACTGACTTCCCCTTAATCTATCAGGTTCACTTGCGGCAAAGCCCATAATTTTTGAGCCATTCCACAAATGAATCTCACTTGTACTACGATTATATCCAGCTTTGCTTTGTTTTTTAAAACATTCTTTTGGTATTAACTGATTAATTCCACTTACACCCTCAAAACAAACTCTTCGTAAATCACCAAATGTAGGAGCAAGAACTGCACTAATTGTATTTGGGTTTTGCATTGCATAATTAACAATATCATAAGCACCAGTCCACGTTTTTCCAAAACCTCTTCCTGCAAGAATAAGCCAAACATTCCAATTCCCTTTTGGTGTCTTTTGTTTCTTCCTTGCTAGTTTGAAATATTTAATGTAATTCAGACTTGCTTTTTGTATCGGAACTTCCCAAGATTTCTTCAATAAGTTGGAAAGCTTCGTTAACTGTGGATTCGTTTGTTGTAACATTTGTATTATCAGTTGATTCTCCTAATGCTAATCTGCCTACTCTTTGGCAAGTTGATAGTGCCATACCTAATGAATTTAAACTACTTGCAGTTAAGTATGGTCTGTCATCATTTTCTCTTCTCTTCTTATTGGATAAAGAAAGTAATGCCACTATTTCGTTTTGTAATGCTTTGGCTATTCGTAAATTATTCTCATCAAAGTCTACTGCATCTTTTGCCATTTTCTTTTTTTTGTTCTCGTCAATCTCCAAACTGAGTTCTTGTTGAAATTTTATTTTCTGTTGTTTCCATTCTTTTGATTTACGATAAAGAGTGATTGCAGGGATTTTATGTTTCTTTGATAATTCTTCAATCGTTGGATAAACTCGCACTTCTCCATCCATAAAACCTTGAACAAACTCTTGTCTTATTCTTTCTATTAATTCTTCACTATGTTTTTGCATATATACAAAATAGCACCATTTCTGCTAAATTCAAACTTTTTTGTACATTTTGTAAAAAATCAAGCGATTTTAAGAAGGCTGGGTGAACAAATCAATGTGTCTTTGACCTCTAGTACCTTGCTATTTATGCCTTAAATGAGATTTTGGGCTAAGTTTCTTTCTATGTCTTAGCCCATCTTTTTTGAATCTTCTTTTTGTTTTTTTTGTAAAAGTTATTTCTACTTTGTGATATCTCTTTGCCATATACCTCTACAAAAATTTAATCATTTAATTATCTATGTTCTATCATATATTGTTTCTTGTATCAATCACCCATTGATCCCATAAAGGAGCAAAATGCAGTAATACATAAAACATTCCCATAATTCCTAAACAGATGATAAATAATCCTAAGTTTTCTAAAAAGTTTTTCATTTAATTATCCTTGGTTTAATT